TACCCATCGACAGCATCACCTGTTAGTGTCTGCATCATATGAAAATAATCAGCTTCACGTACTGATACTATGCGTACCCGTTCATCTTTAGCTGGGTTGTATAGGTGACATGGTATTGTATTTAAGTCTTTGTCTTCTGACACAACAATACAATCAGGCTCATTGGTTGCAGTAATACCTAATAGGTCATCTGCTTCCATAGTATCCACCATGATACCATCCATCTCAGTCATGATATATTCACGCAAAGCTTTTAGAATTAGAGGCTTGCGTGTATCTTTACGATTAGACTTATACTCAGGCAGAACATCTTTACGCCAGTTGTCAGTATGGGTTAGATACATAACAACCTCACCTTCACCTAAATGATTAGTTACTTGGTGAAGGTAGTTCTTTATATAATCGATACCCTCATGCTCATAGGCATGTAATGTCCACATACCATCGCCCCAATCAATAGGACGCTCAACACTTGAGGCCGCTTTGAATGCAACAATGTCTGCATCTATTAGATACTTCATTGTAACTTACCTCCATCGAATGCCATTAGGTCGGCCTTCTGATCTTGAGGTGACATGATTGATAAACATATTAGAGCCGCGTCATGAACTATGTTCTTCATAGCTTCATCTTGAACGCTGTCATGTGCTGTAGCTAGTGCCACAATACATTGTGACATTGATGTATAGATTACTAATTCATTGTCCATTTGTGAGTGCCTCCCATGATGTCGGATAAAGTGCTTCCATTTGTTCACCGAGTAGTTCGGCAAAGTCTCTGGTTTCTTTTTGTGTGTCGGGTTTAATTCGAAGATTGTAGACGCGAGACCAGAACAATAATGAACCTGTCCAGACCCACTCAGTTAAAGCACCTTGTGGAAGGATTGCCCTCGCTTGTTCAGCACAAATCCCAACAGCTATCATCTTGTTATATGTAGCAATCGCATCAATGCAGATGTCGTGATAGTCTTCTACAAATTCTTCTGAACGCCTGTGGGGTTCTGAACTAGAACCTTGTTTCACATCGTCTGCCCCAGCTCTAAAGAACTCTGGCTTCCAGTATACAGGATTAGATTTTATATACCGTCTACTAACTTCATTCCATGTTGCACCGACTTGGTGCTTTGCAAGTTGTCTGCTAACAAAGATTGGAGCTGTACATCTGAATGTTGCTACTGGATGTGAGAAGGGATGGTAATGTTTTTCCCTAGCTAGAAAGTTTATAAGTCTTTCGTTTTGGTTGTCACCGTATTGGTCGGCTTGTTTGTTAAACGATACACGGGCGGCATCTGTCACAAGGTTGTCACAACCCATATGGGTCATATAAGATACATCAATCATAGTAATCCTTAATGGTTAGTTTTAATGAAATTGGGGTCGTTGGTTGTGTGAACTTCACGGTGGCAATTAGCACATAGAAGAAAGCATTTATCTGCTTCAGCTAACAAAGCACTCATAGACCTTTGCATATTATTCTGACTTACTCCGAATAGTTTTTGAGTATGGTCAAAGTGGTGGAAGTCAAAGACATTCTCATGGAATGTATTGAAGCACCGTTCGCACTCGCCGCCCTTATAGGCGACAAGTAATCTCTTTCGTTCACGCACTTTCTCGCGCACTCTTATTGAATTGGGATTGCTAGTGTGTGTCTGCCCAATTATTGCCGACTTTATATTCTCCTGTAATTGGCACTCTGAACTTGAAGTGTTCTCCAGCTTGTTGAAAAGATTTAACTGCTTGCTTTCCGACATGATCAGCTATCTCCTCTCTTGCTATAAGTTGAACTTCATCGTGGACGTGAGCGACTTGCGCCCAATCCTTGCCCCACGTGTAACCGTTACTGGTTAGATTTTCATAAAGGATTACTGTGGCTTGCTTCGCGATTAGCGAGCCAGCCCCTTGTAGCAAGGTGTTGAGGCAACTATGCGTTGAGCGTACTGGTAAGATACGTTTATCCAAACCAACTAGATGACCTTTAGTTTTAGCTGATCTTGTTACAGCATCTTTAAGTAGCTTGAGGGCAGGGGTTGCTTTCATGAACTTGTCAATCAAACGCTTACCGTCCTTCTCACTACCGCCAACTATAGAACCAATCTTTGCAGAACCTGCCCCGTAGATGAAAGCATACGCAAATACCTTACTCTGATTGCGTGAACTCAAACCAGCACTCTTCATATTTAGTGTATGCACGTCACCATTAATGACGACATCACCGTAAGCACCGTCATCAAACTTAGCCATGAAGTGTGCTAATACTCTTAGTTCCAATCCCGACAAGTCTGCTCCCACAAGCTTGTAGCCAACAGGTGCATGGAATAAGGCTCTGCAATCTGTACCGTATGGAGCTGATACGCTTGGACACTGAGCAATGTTTGGTCGGTTGTGTGTACAGCGTCCCGTGCTTGCCCCGTTGGTGTTAACTTGTCCATGTATCTTTCCATTCACTTGTCTCTTCAGCCACCCATTAGCACCTGTAGCTAACTGACCGATACGCTTGTTAATAAGGAGATACTCATTGAGTACGACTGCTTCATCGTAATCTAATTCTTTGAGTACGCTCTCATCAACTTGTGGTTTACCTTGAGCCGTGAACTTCTCTGGCTTCCAACCTCGTAACACTTGCAATCTGTCTGCTATATGGTCACGGGATGCAGGGTTAAATACAATCGTCTTAACCTTGTAGGTCAGTTCACCTTTAACATAACCACGGGTCTTGTTGTTAACCTTTGGTATGAACGGTGTCTTGATATCCCACGGTGGGAAGACCTCTTGTAATGAAGTCTCTAACTCTGCCTGTCGCATCTGTAGTTTCTGCAACAGTTTGTTAGCGGCAGGTACATCAAAGTTAAAACCTTGTCGTTCTTGTTTACGAATGACGTGAGCGAAATCATGCTCCAGCTTTATACTCTGAGGGCTTGGGTTCTTAGACATAATAAACTTATAGAATGTCAGGTTAGCTCTAGTATCTTGGACGCAATAGGTCTGCATTTCTTCAGACCATTCAGCCCAGCCACCATCATACTCTATCTTGTTGTCACCTAATCTGAGACCCCACGCTTTAAGCGAGTGGCTACCTATTAGATTTCTAGGGAAGTCTAAGTTCTTCTTGATGTAATTGAAGTCATTGTTTTTAAGATCAGACCAGACGAGACGGGACATCAATAGCGTGTCATGTATCTCACCTTCATATACAAATCCAAACAACTTCTCTAATGCAGGGAAGTCAAACCCTTGGATGTTGTGACCTGCAAGTAACTCTGCATTCTCTAGGTAAGTCATACCATCTGCAATAGATGTGTAACCTTCCTGATCTGCACAGCTTAATACTTCTTCAGTATCCATATCTAATAGCACAAGGCTGTGGCATACTGTTAGGTCTGGTACTAGACCATCTGTTTCGATGTCAAACATAATACGTTTCATGATGCTGTCCCTCTCGACTAGCTAAAATTAAAAATCATCATCGTCCCCAAAGTCGGGGGCGTTGTCTGGGTTCTGGGTTTCAATCATACGACCAGTTTCTTTGTTGTAGTTTAGGTAACAACCCACGCCTGTCTCTCCGCTGTAGCGGTTCTTGAGAACTCTCACTGTAGTAGTGTTTGGGTTGTCACCTTGTTGGTCTCGCTCTACTGAGATAACCATATCGCTTAACTGTGCGATTGCCGCTGAACCACGTAGGGAATTAAGGGTAACTTCTTTACCATTCTCCCAACCTTGTTCACCTGCAGGTCTGCGTAAATGACTGACAAGTATAAGTCCGATGCCTGTCTCTTCTACAAGAGAACGTAGCTTCGTCATGATAACATCGATAGCCTTCCGCTCATCACCATCATCAATACCTGAAACAATAATGCTGAGATGATCGATGATAATCCAGCTAGTGCCACAAGATTTCGCAAGGTATCTGACCTGCTCCATGAGCTTATCCGTAGACATAGAGCCGAAAGAATCGTAGAGGAAAACACGACCATTGCCAACGGTAGTATCGAAAGCAGTTTTAAGAGTATCATTTGATATTCCTTCTTGAGTTAAATGAAGAGGTACATCTATAGCCAGACCCATTAGAGAGATT